AGCATCTGCTTTAGATATATACGCAGATGAATCTACACTTAAAAACGAATTTGGTGATATTTTAACCATTCGTTCTGATAATCAAAAAGTACAAGAAGTATTAGACAACCTTTTTTACGATATTCTTAACGTAGAGTTTAACTTATGGCCATGGGTTCGTAATATGGTTAAGTATGGTGATTTTTTCTTAGGATTAGAAATTGCCGAAGGTAAAGGTATTGTAAACGTAACACCCCATTCAGTATATAACACAGAAAGATTAGAAGGACAAGACCCTCATAATCCAAATGTAGTTAAATTTAAAGTTACTGAAGACCCAAATGGTAAAGTTGAGTATGATAATTTCGAAATAGCACACTTTCGTTTATTAGCCGATACAAACTGGTTACCATATGGTAAATCAATGATTGAAAATGGTAGAAGATTGTGGAAACAATTGAGTTTAATGGAAGATGCAATGTTAATCCATCGTATTATGAGAGCACCTGAAAAAAGGGTGTTTAAAATCGATATAGGAAACATTCCACCAACTGAAGTAGATAATTACATGCAAAGAATTATCAACAAAATGAAGAAAGTTCCTTTCGTTGATAAAAATAGTGGTGATTATAACTTAAAGTATAATATGCAAAACCTTACCGAAGATTTCTTCTTACCGGTTAGAGGTGGTGATAGTGGAACATCAATTGAAAACCTTGCAGGATTAGATTATGCTGCAATCGATGATATTGAATACTTAAAATCTAAATTATTTGCAGCACTTAAAATTCCAAAAGCATATTTGGGATATGATGAGAATGTAAATGGTAAAGCAACTCTTGCAGCCGAAGATGTTCGTTTCGCAAGAACAATTGAAAGAATCCAAAGAACGGTAGTTTCGGAATTATCTAAAATAGCAATCGTGCATTTATACGCACAAGGTATTACGGATTCTGAAATGACTAACTTTGAATTGCAATTAGTTAATCCTTCAACAATTTATGAACAAGAGAAAGTAAATCTTTGGTCAGAAAAAGTTAGATTAGCACAAGATATGCAAGGATTGAATATGTTAAGTAAAGATTGGATTTATGAAAACATCTTTAAAATGGCCGAAGGTGACCAAACTCGTGAAAGAGGTAAAATCATCGAAGATATTAAAGATAGATTCCGTTATAATTCTATTGAGAATCAGGGTAATGACCCTGCAGTGGAATCCGAACCAACTGATGTTGAGGAAAGTTTAGAACAAATCAAAACCGAACTTACAAATAAAGGTGGAAGACCACGTGAAGGAAATACCTATGGTAAAGATAAATCTCCGTTTGGTAGAGACCCATTAGGTGATAAAGAAAATAAAAATGCATTAAAACACAGAACGTCTGAAGACCGTGCATTACAATATATCAATGGGATTGCAGCAAAACGTAAATTTTTAGCAGAACAAAAAGGTATGTTAGATGAGACTAATATCATCGATGACACGCAAAATTAATCAATCATAAAAAATTTTATATTTATAATAGAGTTTTTGAGTATATCAAAATAAGGATTTGAGTAAAATGAAAAAAATAAAACATTCAAAATTTAAGAATACGGGTTTTCTATTCGAACTATTAACTCGTCAAATAACTTTGGAAATTTTAAATAATTCCCCGGAGAAGGCAAAAAACATCGTATCTGAATTTTTTGGCAATGGAACAGAATTGGCTAAAGAACTTCGTTTATTTAATTTATTAATAAATGAAAAATATAATTCTGAAACTAAAGCAGAAAAATTTATTGATGCTATCTTAGATGCTAGAACAAAGTTAGATGAACAAAAATTGGCTAAACAAAAATATAGTTTAGTTAAATCGATAAAAGAAAATTTTGAAATCGATTCATTCTTATCATCGCCAGTAACGAACTATAAAGTTCTTGCATCAATTCATAAATTATTTGAAGCAAAAGCAACAAATGTATTAGATGTAAAAGATGTATTCGATTCTAAACTTACATTAGTAGAACACGTATCTACATCAAGTCCATCTTTGAAACAAAAAGAAGATAAATTGGTTGAAGATTATAAGAAACAAGAAAAGGATTTAAGATTACTTACTTATAAGATTCTTGTTGAAACCTTTAATAAAAAATATTCAAATCTAAATGATTCTCAAAAATTATTATTAAGAGAATACATTAATAACGTAACCAATACTTCTAAATTTGGTGAATATTATTCCAACGAATTAAAAAATGTTGTAACCGAATTGCATTCCATTTATACAACAATGGATGATAAGATTACAAAGATAAAATTAAAAGAAACTATTAACGTCTTAAAGAATCAAAAATTTGGTAAAAAAATTACCGATGAACAGGTTTCTGCGTTGATGATGGGATTTGAACTTATAAAGGAAATAAAAAATGTTAAAAGCCGAATCTCTTAAAAAATATATTGATGAAGTAATTGCAGAAATCGAACAAGAATTAGATGAAGCAACTACTACCGGTGATATTGCAGGATACGATACTCCAAATGCGTTTTCTGATGGAAGTGATGCAACAAAAAGACGTAAAAAGAAAATTGCAACTCAATTAGGTATGCAATTAGTTGGTAAAGTTGAATCAGTAAATGAAGTATCTACATCATTTGTATCTGGTAATTCTGGTAGAACTATTACTAATTTGGATAATAAGAAATATCAATTAACAAAAGATGTAAAAGGTGCACAAATTGGAAATTACACAAATGTAGTTTTACCAAAAGGAAGTATCATATATAACTTACCGGGTGGTGTATTCGTATCACATCCATCTTTAAAAGATAAATTTTCAGGTATTAAAGAAACTCCAAAATTTGGTTTTAGAGTGACTACTCACTCTGATACTATATTAACCATTGAAAAATCTTCAAAAATATTAGAATCGATAAGTGAAATGGTAATTACAGAAAAACAATTCAAAGGTTTGGATGGAATTCCAACAACTACTTCATTAGCAAAAATAACCAAAGACCAAAAATTAAAAATAATCAAAGGTGTTGGTAATATAATTGATTTTATTGTTCCCAAAGGAGTAAGTAGAAACTTTTGGCAAGTAATTGGAACTGGTAAAGTAAAGAAAAACTTATCCGGTGAATATTACTTAGAAGGTAAAATAATCAATTCACCTATGTTCAAATCTATGGATGATTTGATAAATGGTATAAAATGGGATTCGATGGAAGAAAGAAGAAGATTTAACGAATCAATTAATGAATATAACTTAAACGATATTATCAAACAGGTTAAAACTTATGAAAAACCAAAAGATGCAAAACTTTTGACAATCAAAGTAATAAATAAACTTAAAGATACTAGAAATAAATCAAATTCATCTAAGAAATCCGAAATTCAAAAAATAATTGATACTATTGAAGGTGATTACAATAAAGGTAAGTATCTTAAATTGGAATCAATTAATGAAAATCGTTGGTTAGAATTGAAAAACGATGATTCTATGCATGCTAATAAAAAACTAGCAGTTGGGTTAAAAGAATTAAAAAATCAATTAAGTGAAGTTGAAAAGTTTTTCCGTTGGTATAATCAAATCAAAACAATGAATGAATTAGATTCGAATCAATATTGGAAAAGAACAAATTCACATATTTATAAAATAAAAGAACGTATAATCAACATAGCAAGAACATTGCAGGAGATAGAAAAATAATGAAAATCACAAAAGAACAATTTAAGAAAATCGTTAAAGAGGTTTTAACCGAAGAAAACGAATACCAAGCATTCTTTCAGAAAGCATTAGATAAAGCTGGAAAATCAATTCCATCTATGTCTGAAGAAGAAAAGAAAGCGTTTTTTGATAAAATCGATGCCGCATGGAATGGTAAAGGTGAGAAAAACGAAGAATTAGTTGGTGGACAGAAAGAATTAGATGTTGATGGTGATGGTGAAATTGAAGGTTCGGATTTAGCAAAGTTAAGAGCTAATAAAGATGAATCAGTAAACGAAGCTAGTTTTATGGATATTGATAGAAAATCCGCCGCAATATCTAATATAACTCAATTAGAAAAAAACGATATTAAAAAATTTATAGAAAATAATAATTTGGATGCAACTAAAATACACATTTTTGTTCAAAAAAACTATCCAAAGAACGCACAATTATTTGTTAAACTTACAAAAAATCCAAATAGTTCGGCTTTAAAAAATTTCAAAAACGAATCAGTAAATGAGGCAGAAACTCAAAAAATTGTAAAAGATGAAGATGCTAAAAAATCTTTTATGAAACATTTGGAAATGAATAATAAATCTATTCAAAAAATGGCAGATTTTCATAAAGTAACACCAGATAGAATTGTCAAAGGTTTAGAAAAATTTATTCGGATATTACACATTGAAGCACCAAATGGTAAACCAACTGTATTTTCAATCAGTCTAAAACTGAAAGAACCTAAAAGTAAAGTTAGTGTTAATGATGGCTTTGTTTATGATGAAAATGGTAAACAATACAAATACAATGGCCCATTCTAATAAAATTAAAATAATTATAAAGGATAAATATGAAATCATTATTAATAGAAACTAACCTATTTGAAGGTAAGGTAAATGAAGACGAAGGTGGGAGAACTCTTGTAAAAGGTATTCTACAACGTGCTGGTGCCGAAAATCAAAATGGTAGAGTTTATCCGATGGAAATTTTAAGAAGAGAAGCACAGAAATATGAAACTCTTATTAAAGAAAGAAGAGCGTTAGGAGAATTAGATCATCCAGATTCATCTGTAATCAATTTAAAGAACGTTTCTCATAACATTAAGGAAATCCATTGGGAAGGTAATGATTTGTGTGGGACAGTTGAAATCTTACCAACTCCATCAGGTAATATCTTAAAAGAATTATTAAGAGCAGGAATCCTTTTAGGAATTTCATCTCGTGGTATGGGTTCAGTATCACCAATGGGTGAGGGTAAAGTAAAAGTAGGTGAAGATTTTGAATTAATCGGTTGGGATTTCGTATCCAATCCATCTACACATGGTGCATTTATGACACCATTACAAGAATCCGTAAATAAACAATTACAAGAACAAGCAGTAGTATGTGGTGATTTCTGTAAGGCACAAGACCTTATGAGAGAAATCATTACTGAATTAGCATAAGGAATACAAATATGGCATTCTCAATACAAGATTATTTAGAACATAATAAAATAGAATTAGGTAAAATCACCAAAGAAGTTGGTGATACTCCATATAAAGGTGGTCATAACGATATTCGTAAAACAAATTACGATGTTAAGATTAAAGAAGATGGTAAATTAGATTTATATACTCATAAGAAAGTATTAACTGAATCTACATTAAATGAAGCATCAGAAATTAGTTTTGATAAATTGAAACCGGCAGACCAAGCAATAGTTAAACAAATAGAAAAATACTTCAACGGAAGTGTTGGGATAATTTGGGATGGTATTCACGGGAAAATAGTAGAAATGACTGTTAGAAATTCACAAGGGGCATATAGATTTGATAAAAATGATTTTAAATTTTTAGCAAAAATGCCAATTCGTTGGATGGAAAACGATGGAAATGTGATTACAATAGGATTTTAAAATATAGGAATAATAAAGATGATTAAATTAACACAATTACTTAACGAAGAAACTTTTACCGCCACAAATAAAGCAAGTGGTAAAACATCTGTCTTCAAATCAAAAGATAGTAGAGATGCTGCAATCAAAGCAGGAACTCATAATCCTATAAAAGATAAAGGAGATTCCAATTCTAAAGGT